TTAAACGATGCTGATTGCAGTACCGGCGAACGCGTTACGTTTAATGTTGTCGTCGGTGACGGCAGATGGCCAGAGGACATCTTCAATACGGAAAGAGCCAGATTTGTAATATGCCAGTTCCGCGCTGTTCTGGTCTGCGGTTACAGCCAGGATGCCCATTGCCGCGCCAGCATGAGCACCATCCCAGACGGTCAGCTTGCCGGAAGTGGCATCCAGCATCAGGGGCGTCATCGCCGGTACTGCTTTCGTCAGTTCACCAGGTGCAAAACCGGTATGCGCCGGATCACTGTTCCCGAGGGGCTGGTTGTGCGTAAATTGTTCAGTGTTAGACATGTTGACCTCTTAAACAGGCGTATTTAACAAATCGTCACCCGCTTCGGCAGAAGCGCTACCTGCCGTTATGGTGCCGGGTGCGGTTTCCATCAGACGATCCAGCGCGGTATCCGTACGCGCCTGAGCACTCAGAGGAGCCGCGGCAAGGATGCGCTGGGCACTTTCCACCGTCATCCCGGGCGTTTCCGCCAGCGCGCGCGCCTGTGATTCACGCCCTTTCGCCTCTTCACAGTTCAGGATCCCCATAATGCGACCGTTTTCGGCTGCGACCGCCGCTGCCACCTGGCTGCTGATATCAACAGTTGCGCCCGCTGCAGGGTCAGTAACGACCGCAGCAGGCACGTCAACGGTGGTCACGGTCTGGTCAGCAGATGCTGCTGGTTGAGTGGTATCTGCGGATGCAGTAGTACCTTTCATGCTTCCTCCTCGGGAAATCATCGTTCGTTTGTTAATTGCATCGCGCATAACGTTCAGCGCATCCATGTTGTTGACCAGCTGCTCCGCCAGGCCGTTGTCAACTGATTCCTGGCCTGAAAACACAGCTGCTTCAGTATCAAGAACGGCCTGAACCGACATGCCGGTATAACCCGCCACCTTTTCAGCGAACATCTGCCGGGTAGCGTCGATACGCGCCTGAAAATCTGCGCGTACCTCTTTGGGTAATTTCTCGTAGGGGTTCCCGTCCACCTTGTGATCGCCGCTGTAAATCAGCGTGACCTCAACGCCGCTGGTTTTAAGGGCGGCGCCGTAATTGCTGTGGGCCATCATGACCCCGATGGATCCCGTTCTGGCCGTCTGGGTCACAAGCCGACGTGATGCCGCACTGGCAATCAGCTGGCCAGCGCTGCAGTTCATATCGTTGGCTAACGCCCAGATGGGTTTGATATCCCGCATGCGGGCGATGATGTCCGCACAGTCAAAGGCACCCGCCACCATTCCACCTGGCGTATCCATATCCAGAAGAATGCCGTCTACACCCGGATCGCTGATTGCCTGCTGGAGGCGGGCGATGATGCCGTTGTACCCCGTCATCCCCGAATACGGCTGGAGTGAGCGGGTTTTACTGACCAGCGTCCCGGAAACAGGCAGCACCGCGATACCATCAGTAACCTGGTAGCTTCGCGCTGGTTTTGGGCCCATGTCCTCATCATCACCAAAGAGAGCCAGCGGTTCAGCCATCTGCTCTGCACCTAGCGTCACGCCCGACACGGTGTCGGTCAGACGGGTGATACCTAACTGACCAGCGAGAGCACAAAAGAAAACCCGCGCATAGGCGGGTTCAAGTAAAAGCGGCTCATTGAAGGCCATACTGGCAATGTGCGGGAGATTACGCAGCTCTGGCGTCATCGGTCCCCTCCTCATTCGATTTTTTCACTCCAGACTCAAAGGCCGAAGCCGCCCACGCTGGCGGTTTAAGTCCCGCTGCGCGACGCTCCATCGTTTCGCGAACCTGCTGGGCAAAGATTTCCTGATAATCTTCCCCCCGTTTGGCGCATTCCTTCTCATAGGTGCTCAGCCCAGCCTCAATGAGCATGACAGCCTCCTGCACCTCCTTCAGACCGTCAATGGCCATTCTCCCGGAGCCGATCCAGTCTGCATTTCCCCAGGCGCTTCTCGCCTCCTGAAAACTGAATCGGGCTTTAGACGGTAGTGTCACCACCCGGCGAACAATGGCCTCTTCCAGCCAGCATAAAAACATCTGACAGGCCTGGCGGGAGGCAACAAATTTGCGGCGCCCCATAAAGTACGCCCAGGACTCGTTAGCACTGGCGCGGGCGGTGGAATAACTCATCTGCGAATAGTTGCGAGAGAGTTGCTCATACGACACACCCAGCCCTGCAGCAATGTAGCGCAGCAGAGATTGTTCAAACGTCGAATAGCCGTTATCAGTATCCTGCGCTGACTGAAGATTCAGGGAGTCGCCCGGCATCAGATGCGGCACCTTCGCGCCGCCGAGACGAACCGGCGCAGCGGTATAGTACGAGGCCATCTCCCCCAGCCAGCCGGTCATCTTGCTTTGCTGCTCTTTACTGTCTGAGCCGAGAATAAAGTCCATCGCGGTTTGCGTATCCAGCTCACTTTCAATCGTGGCGGCATACATCGCCTTGACAATCGCGCTCTGGAGCTGCGTATTCTGCAGTGTATCGAGCATTTTCATTTGCTCCATGACGCTGTAAAACACGTTAGCACCGCGTGTCTGCCCATCTTCCAGGGGTTCAAATACGTGGATAAAGGAAGGCCGCCCGCCTGGCAGCTCACGCGGGATGTAGGTCCACTTCTGCGCCATCCACCCCGGATAGCCATCTTCGCTGACGTAATATCCCAGCGCGGCGCCACTGTCATTTGTTCTGACCCCCGCCCGACAGTTTCGCGTGTCTCCGGCGTTATTGGGGTTGCTGATGCGTTTCGGGCTCACCATTTTGAACTGTGTGCGGAAAAGACGCGTGGAATCACTGTCCCAGGTGGCCTGTGCACATAACTCACCGTTAAACGCATGCATGGATACACCTTCACGGATCATCATGGTGAATGTACGCTTACGTTCCGCATCAATGCAGCAGCAATCATCCTCCGCAAATTCTTTCCAGGCCGCCTCAACTTCACGGGAGAACGCCCGGGCCTCTTCCTCTCCAATGCCAAGAAAACGCCAGCTGGGCCGATAACTGAGCCGGAAAAACGACCCTACAATGTGGTCCTGATGGAGCTGTACCGCGTTTGCCGCATAGCCGTTATTGCGGACCAGATCGTCAGCGCGCGCGTTACCACGGGAAAAATTAGGCAATAACGCAGCATCTGCGCTTTCACTCGGTGGATTCCAGGCGCGGAGCTGACCGCCAAAGCCACCAGCACCGCCATGGTATCCGGCATAATCCCGCAGAGCGGTTTTACCGTCCGGTCCTAACAAAGCAGGTGTTTTCATGCGTAAAATCCTGCCGGTCCCCGGCGTCGTGGAGTGGTGCCAACCTGTGACTCAAGTTCGGCAATGTATTTTTTCAGGTCACTGACGGAGGTCGCGGTAAACTCAACCCGCCGGCCGTCTTTTTGCACCGTTGCCACCCGCTTTCCCATCATGAGATCGTGCAACGCAGCGCGGGCGGCATCCAGATCAGTCTGTGTCGCCATTATTCATCTCCAGATAATGCCCTGGCATAATCAGCCAGGGTTTTGTTATTGGTCCGGTTCCCCTCTTCCTCCAGTAGGCTCGCGAGCAGTGAATCAAGATTCAGTTGCCATCGCGAAATACTGATCCGCAGGGCAGCCAGCGCGTACACGAAGCAGTCCAGCGCCTCATTTCGTCGCTTTTTGCTGTCCCAGACGATTTTCTTACGCCCGTCCACCCATTTTTCAACCTGCTCCTCAGCAGTAAGCTGCTGCGCCTCAGCCAGATCATAAATTTCGGGGTTATTGGGAAAATGCACGGCACCGGCAAGAGGTTCACTCCCTTCCGGCTGAAGTGTGAAGCGGTTATAAATCTGCTCCTTTGCGGTATCAGTCCCCACTTCCGTCAGATAAACGCCGTTCTTGTTGCGTTTACGCGGCATATTCGCGACAGGCTTACCGTAAACGGAAGCCCCTTTAATCGGGATCACGCGAAACAAACCATGCTTTTTTGAGCGATTGTAGACAATGGTGGGGTCAATACCGCCGATATCCCAGCAGATACGGGATACCGACATTTCCACGCCATTCTTTCGGAGATAGGTTTTGTTAATCGCCTCGTCCACCCTGACGAGGGTCGCTTCATCATCATGACGGCCCATAATGATCTGCCGGTCAATCAGCCAGCTTTCCTCACCGGGCCCCCATCCCCAGACGCGCATTTCATATCGATCCAGTTGGGAGTCGATCCCGGCTGTCAGATAAGCAACACGCTCCGGTACGGATGCCCCGAAGAACTCTTTGCGTTCGGCCATGAGCTCCGCGTCAGGCCGTTCACCAATTTTAGGCTCCCATGTTTCGCCCAGAGTGGTGTTCACGAAGGTTTTACGCTTTCCTGTATCCCCTTTCGTTTTTAGCCAGTCTTTAACGATCTGAACCCAGGTGGTAAACGGGCTGTATGCCGTCCAGATGTGAAACGTCACGCTGTCTGGCGGGTCGATTTCGGTGCCTGTTGATGAAAACCAGGATAAACCGTCGCGCGTCCAGATCCCGGTGGTGTCGCAGATGTAACGAGCTTCAGTGAAATCCAGCTCCTGCTGCTTAATGACGCAGGCATTATGTTCACACAGGTAAAAGACGCTGGAGGGTTCGCCCGGTGTCCATTTCAGCCCGAACGGGGTCTCTTTGTCGCCGAATTTAAGGTACTGCTCTTCACCACAGTGCGGACAGGCAACATGAAAACGCATGAAATGCCCGGACTCGCTGGCAGCACGCTCAATCTGGCAGGTCCCCTTTGTTTTTGGCGTTGAGCCGCGAATAGATTTGGGCCAGACAGACCCCTCAATACGTTTATCACCCAGGAACGTCGGGGATCCCTCTTTCTCAATATCTTCATCGAACGCCGCCAGTTCATCGTAACCGGCGACATCGACCGATTTCTCACGATAGTTTTTCGCCGCTTTACCACCCAGACACCAGAACCCGCGACCGTTGGAGAAGCGTTTCATACTGAGCGTATTGTCCCGGTGCTTTTTTCCATACCAGGGGGCCAGCGCCAGAAGTGACGGAATATCGCGAATCGTCGGCTCAACATGCGACTTCATAAAGTTTTCGGCGTCACCATCAGTAGGCAGCCAGATAAGGGAATTTCGCTGCTTGTGCTGAATAAAATACGCATAAACACCCAGCAACATTTTTGAATAGCCAACACGGGCAGACTTAACAACGTTGACCTCACGTATGTAATCGTTACCCATCGCATTCATGATCGCGCGTTGAAACGGCAACGTTTCCCAGCGCCCTTCCTGGTAGGCCGACTCTTTGGGGAGATAGTAATTATCGTCTGCCCATTCAACCGCCGTTTGCGGCTCAGGTCGGTACAGCGAAAGTAGACCCGCGCGCGCAGAGTGCTGCAGCCCCTTAACCTGACTGTTCGATATATTCACTCAGCAACCCCGGTATTATTTCATCCAGCGCAGCTGCTTTGTTCATGGCTTTAATGATGTCCTTCTTGAGGAAATCAATATGTCGGTTTTCCAGCTCCGGGAAGCGCCGCTGAACCGACAGAGGAACTCCATCAAGAATGCTGGCTACTTCTCCGGCCATCCGCGACAGCACGAACGTGCAGAATGCGGTTTCCACCACCTCAGCGGAATCTTTTGCATTTTTTAGTTCCTGGGCATCTGCCTGCGCTCGGGTGAGGCGGTGACGCTCATAGTCAATCGTACCAGGCTGAAGGTCGGATTCCGATGCAAGACGAAGGTCTTCCACCTCCTTCCGTAATTTCTCATTCTCAATCGCCGCGTCGCGTGCGGAATACCATTCGATAGCCGCGGAAGATTCATAGAGGACCTCATTACCTTTTCCACCGCCACGTGCTACAGGCATTCCCTGATCCTGCCAGTTCTGAATGGTTCGCACGCTGACCCCAAATATTTCAGAAAGACGCTTTTTGTTGACCTCCATAGCTCACTCCATACACAAAAACAGAGAAAGGAAACGCCCTCTGGCTATTTAGCCGTTTTTAAGGCTTATCATTTCCTTTCTTTTCAGGGGGTGTTTACAGTTAAAACAATGAATTAGCGAGAAGAAGAACGGAAACGGCAAATGCCTGAAAATTTTCATAAATAGCGAGAATCTGCGCGGACGCCGCCCCGTAACAAGGCGGATCGCCGGAAAGGACCCGCAAACGATAATAATTATCACTTACACATCGACACACGAAAACCAACCCATTTAGACGTCCAAACGTCCATCGTCAGACGGTGCGAGATAGCCCCCAAGAGAGCGCCTCCAGGCTTTAGCGCGTTGCGGATTGCATCGTTTACAGCATCGTGCATCGCTTGTTTCAGGCCGGTGAGTGAGGCTGTTTGTGCATCGATATTTACTTGTATTGCCGTGAGCAGATCGCTTTCACGTACAGCATCAATGACGGCCTGCGTCATTTCATCGCCAAGCTTAAACTTCACCTTCGAGGCTGATACCACGGCGTTTCCGACGGTTGATCGAGCGGCTTCATTTACCTTCAAGGATTCAGCTTTAAACTCGGCCTTTCTTTGCCCATCTTCAACTCCAACAGCCATACCGGCAGCGTGCTCTATGCCATTATTGTTGATATTCAACTTCACGTTATAGTTCGCAGATACAATGCCACTACCAATAAAGGCATCTTTGATAAAGACCTTGCCATCTTTGACGCCAATAGCCCATCCCGTGGCTTTATCTTCTGTTACTCGTTCAATGCGGAAACTGAATGGACTCTTTTCATAAAGCCCCATGGCAATCGTTCTTTTCCCATCACGATCATAACGGGCTGTATACTCAGCCGTTTGAAGCTCATGGCCATCGTCACGTAATATGAGCACCATATCTTTATTCATTTTTTCATTTCCTTTTAGACGTGAGCCTGTCGCACAGCAAAGCCGCCGAAAGTTAACGGTTTGCCCAGGCTCACAACTGAAAGACTTTCTACGGTGTGCGCGTGCGATGCGCATAAAAAAGCCCCGCATAAGCGAGGCTAAATATCGAACAACTTCTTTTGTTAACTGCGCGTGAAGTTGTGGTGGATGAAGTCGTCAGAGCCTAACCGATGTGAGCCATAATGGGCTTCATAGCCCTCACCTAGTGAGGCTGCCTTAGTTTCGGCCACATCTTTGGTGGCGTAAACACCGACTAAATGCCACGGGGCATTCCTTACAACCCCCCACCCCATAACCCAACCTATATTATCAAGGTCAGGCTTCAAGCCTTCTGCAACAAACATATTTATCTCCTTTGGGTACCCGGAGATAATGCTAAGCAATTGAAGCTGCAAAATAAATACTATTCAACAAGCTCTGCTGTAATTGTTAACCAGCTCAAATCAGGCCGATCATGCATCACATGTACAGCTGATTCATCAACATCGACAGCGTAAATTTTAGTGAAGGGATGGGAAGCTTTACCGGATAAAGAATCCTTCACTATCACACTTTCATTCTGAATAACCTGGAATGTGACGTTTGCGGCTCGAACAATACCCTCGTAGTGCTCTTCAAGGTGAGCAATTGTAACTTTAACTTTTTTCATAGGCTGGCTCCTTGGCTGAATGGCAACAGGCATTAGGTGAGTGTCTGCTGTAACGCCTATCCCTTAGCGGGGATAATGGTTGCTTTATCCCTTGCTAGGGATAAAGACTATTGACGCTCGCTCTCTATTTGACGAATTCCAGCGAAATTGTTATTGCCCTTTTCAATCACGGCCAGCAGCGGCTTAATCCAGAGCACAGCCTGGCAGTACGTTATTGAGCCGGCGGCAGCGGTACTATCATCGGCTGCGTCAGGTCCGTCGGTATCGGCGTGCATTGCGCTGGAACGTAAACGGTACGCGTATTCGAGCAGCCCACCAGCAATGTCAGCAGGAACAGGCAGATCACAGGTTTTTTCACGGCGGAGAATCTCCCGGTATTCGATTACAGTTTCTTCGGTGCTGGTGTCGATCAGGGAGTTTAGCCTGTTGGCATGTTCTGCAACCTGATTGAATCGATTGAAGTTGAATGCCTGGGTGGCGATCACCTGCCCCTGCATAGAGTTGTCACTTCGCAGAACGTCGTTATCGCTCTGAAGGCGACTGGCGTTGGAGCAACTCTTAGCGAGAGCGACCGAAAGGACAGCAATAACAACAACGCCTATAAGACCCGGATTAATTTTCATTGGTCTAACCCCCAGCACGCCAGCGCGCTTTCCTGGTCCCGTCGCTCAACCTGACCATAGCAGCCATTCTTCTGGCCTTTGGTTAGGCGGCAATCGCGGCCACCGTCTTTAATCCACCAGCGGATAGCTTCACAGGCCCCTTTCCGGTCACCGGCATTGATTCGCTGGTAGAAGGTCGATGGATAGCATTTACCTGGACCAATGTTGTACGGGCAGAAGGACGCAATGCCTACCTTTTGTGGCGCTGTCAGTGGAACCTTGATATTCCTATCGACCCATACAAGCGCTTTGTCACGCTCAATCGCGTTCACCTTCTTACATTGCGCTTCGGTAGCAGTCATGCCTTTTACGACACGCTTGCCGTCGATAACTGTTACGCCATGGCATAGTGACCAGACGCCACCGGGATCCATCACAGCAACGAGCGCATTGCCTTCCTTCTCACTGATGAACTGGTCAAACAGCACAGGAGCTGAAGCACCAGCGGCGATCAGGGATAGCATAGCTGCGCTTAGTTTTGCTCTGATCGATGCCATGTTAGTTATCCTGTGGTGGCGCGGTGATGTAGCCCTTCTTTAGGGCCTTCTCGTATGCCTTGGTCTGGCGTCTTTTGAAGTAAAGGTTGGTCAGGTATGTGGCGATGCCGATAAGAAATCCGCCAATCACTGCAACCTTGTTCCAGTCGAGGTCGTGCAACCATTGCAAAATGCCGCCTCCACAAATAAGACTGCCGGACACGCAATACGAGACTGCGGATGCAATTTTGTCAGGCATATATCGGATCATCTCTATCTCCTCGCGTAATGGCGGGAGCTGTGTGTAAGGGGTCAGGCCCTCGGGACGATTTAACAAGCAGTCATGTCGATGATGGTTCCCGGAGCCTGAAATAAAAAAAGCCCGCTTTTGATAGCGGGCTAATGAGTTGACTATTTGTAAGGTAGGTGTGAGTAAGACTTATGCTCAGAGGTGAAGCTGTATCGGCTGATTCACTATCGGTCCAGGAGAACCACCGGGCATTCAGTTACTTCCCACAACTCAAAGCGTAGCAGCAGTTTGCAAAACCATAAAAAAAGGCCTGCGTTTAATGGCAGGCTCTCAAGGAATTTGAAACTTGTATTGTAGTTGTCATGGTGCCGGGTGCCTCCCGGTGACTCTACTCCAGCCAGCAAAGTCGCGCGCATACCTGCAGATAGCAGTTGGCTGGAACGCCCTTTCGCTTAGAAAGGATTCACCACAGAAATAAATTACGCCGAACTTATTCCTGCAGTCAATGAGATTAGCCATTGCTTCCTGATGGTTGTCTTACAAATGAAAAAACCTCGCCGAAGCGAGGCTATTTGAATTTGAGGCACCTCACCCAACAAACCACCCGAGGTTAACTGGATTTTAACGAGATGCTTTTGGATGAGCGCTGAACCCAAAGGTCAGCATTTTCACACAGCAATTTTGCAAAAAGCAGCGCCCATTCAAAACTAGGTCGCTTTTCAGTCACTCCGGGGACCCCATCATCGCAGACCGAAAAGCTTAAACTGGAGCGGGCAGCGGGAATCGAACCCGCATCATCAGCTTGGAAGGCTGAGGTAATAGCCATTATACGATGCCCGCATATGGTGCCGACTACCGGAATCGAACTGGTGACCTACTGATTACAAGTCAGTTGCTCTACCTACTGAGCTAAGTCGGCAGTGGTCCGCCACCGGAGCCTCGAACCCCGTACCACAACACCTGGGTTGCCGCTCTTCCCGATGAGCTAGTGGCGGTCTGGTGGCCCTTGCTGGACTTGAACCAGCGACCGGGCGATTATGAGTCGCACGCTCTAACCAACTGAGCTAAAGGGCCGGGAGCAAGAAGATACATAGGTAAAACTACCCTTGCAATAATATGGTTTTATGATGAAAAACAATCAGGGAAATGGTTAAATATCAAGCGGCAGTGCTTTCAATCTAACCAGAGCAAGGGAAGATATGATTTTTATTAAAAACGGCAATAGCTTTGATCGCATTAATGACTGGACAGAAATTCAAGCTCGGGAAAGCTATCATTCCAGGCTGGAACTGACCGATCAACAATTATCCGATGTTTTTGGTTATTATGATGACCTCCCGGAAGAAATCCCGTGTGGCAAGTCGAGCTGTCGAACAGGCCATAAAAAAGGGTTTCTTGTTCTTACTGAGGATGGTCTGGAGACGAACCTGGGTCACGTTTGCGGTACAAAAGTCTTCGGTATAGCATTTGAAAACCTAGCCACTGACCTCGAGAAAAAGGCAAATTTCCACAGATATCTAACAGCCCTCAAGGAAGCCAAGAAAAATATTTTTCTCCATTACCAAGCAAAAGCCAAAATCGAAGCCAGTGAACCATCATTAGAATGGGTCGCACATAAAATTTTAGATTTAAGAGATTCTAAAGTAGTTGGCCGAGCCGGGAGTCAAGCTTTGAAACGTATGGCTGCTTTAGGAGATGGAAAAGTTTTACTTCCCAGAAGGAAAACCAAGGAAGAAATGCAGTTGTCGAATGTTATGTCTCAAAAACCTTCCGATAACGAAGATGAAAATGCTGAGGATAATGTAAAACCACAATTCATCGACGAAGTAATTGGCATTGTTCGTAATCCTGAATGCCTCCTCAACGATTATAACATAGCGCTAATCTTCGAAAGAGATATTCGCCTTGTGCTGGAAGAACTCAATAATTGCAATCCTGACGATATTCCTGAGAAGAAGGTCATGTCATTAGGATTAAAAGTTTCCAGGCTGAATGAAAGATTTCAATTCCTTCAGGATCGTTTTGAGAAAGCATGTATATATCTCACAAAGGAAAACTTTAAACCTTTAAATCATCAACTACATTTGAAAAAATCAATTAGCAATAAAGATAAGGCCCTTTTCAGTTCTTTCGTTAACTCGCTGCCATAAAAAAGCCCCGCAAGGGGCTTATTGTTTAAATCTTTCAGGCGTTACTCCGCATGATTAGAAGCATACACGACAACTTCGGACAAAATCAAGCCTTATGTCGTAATAATGCTAAATTTCGTCACCTTCTTCGCCTAAACTGGTTGCAGATTGAAATTCTCTTGCGGCGTTTCCCTCCTCCTGCTGACAAATGCTTACCAGCGCCTCAAGAAACGGTTTCCAGTTGCGAGTCCATGTTCTGACGTGCAGATCCGGAACGCGCTTCAGTATCACTTTATAGGCTGCGGTAGACGGCACCGCAGAAAATCCATTTCCGCTGCAGCGCTCGCAGGTTTTAAACACCGGCGCGCCGCGCTCGCTTGTGGCCTTGCGGTCTAGAACCTCGCCTTTACCGCCGCAACGACAACGGGCGCTGATCGTTCCCTTGCCTTCGCAAGCATCACAGACCGCCGGTACAACCTCTGTTACCTCCATCCACTGCTCCCAGTCAGACGGTCGAACAGCACGAGAGCGGCAGGCCCAGTATGGAGCTTTACCCCATGGGTACGAAACCTTGCGGGTAATCTGTTCGCGGGTTGTTCGTCCGGTACCACTGCAGCTGTGACACGTCACGCTTGTAGCCGCCGAACGTGAATAATCAGCAAAGGCAAATTGTGCCAACATCTGCATGCACCATCCGAACTGCCCACCAGCTGCTTTGCGAACATTCTTCGGTGCGACATCCATCGCATATCGCGCCAGCGCCTGAACTGCGAGCTGTTCATCCGTTTTGCTGATTCCCGCTTTACCGAAGAACGCCGCCAGTCCGAAGCGCGCACGGCTGCTGGTGGTGCCAATTGCCGCCATTACATCTGTTCCTGTAAGGCGGTCCGGAGAGGTTCCTTTCACGTCGTCGCTGATGTGCATACCCTGAGGGCTAAAGTGTTTTAGTGAAGCTTCAAGTTTCATATCTCAAACCCTCGTTACGTTGCTGGCTTCCCACTCGAGATCAAACTCGCTTTGCGGCTTAACGACCAGGTAGTTAAATGGTTTTTTCTCGCCTTCCAGGAACTGGTGAGAGCGAGAGTCGAAATTAGCTCCGATGTCACCGATCCACCCTTCGCCCTCTCGTTGCTTCAACAAGCGAATCATTGAGGCAGGAAGATTGCTGTCGCTCTGCTGGTATCTGAGATGTGCATGCCTTTAGGCGCAAAAAACTTTAAAACATTGTCCAGATTCATACGGTCTCCATACTTCTTAAGCTGTCGCAATTACGCCGATCGCCAGTGCTCGATCAATAAAACGCAGTAGCAGCTCAAGCTGCGTACCATGCTTCTGCTCGAATGCTGGTACATCGGCGTGTAACTCGTCGTGGCACTCTCTGCACAGAGGGATCACGAAGAGGTCATGGGCTTTTGTTGCTGTACCACCCATACCGTGCCCTACGATATGGTGCGGATCATCTGCTGGCCGTCTGCAACACTCACAGGGTTGTGTTTTAACCCAGCGGGTGTACGTCTCATTTATCCAGCGGCGACGTTTTGGCCTGAGCATAAAAGACTCTGGCGACTCCGGATCAACAGAGAGCGTGAGGATCTTCTTCGCCTTCTCCTGCACGAGTCTGGTTGCTGACGAGGAAGGCACTATGTCGCTTTCCCTCATGACAGAACGGATCTTCTCATCCGGAAGGCGCAACCCTTTGTGCGCAACGCTTTCCGGAATAACATCAGCCAGGTCGTTTCTGACCATCCACCAGCACAGTTCAGGAAGCGTCAGGATATGCGACTCGGGAAAACCAGAATCACGCCGAATGACTTCCAGAATCCAGGATACCAGGTTTCCGGCCGCTATACCTGCAAGCTGTTCGGTATGCTGCCCCGACAAAGTGTGATCGCAATGCCAGCACAGGCGAATACTTCCTGGTGGGTGCCGCATTGTTGTGAAGTTCTTGTCGTGCCACGTTGAATGTGGCCACTGGCATTCAAACCGATTACTCAACCATTGCTCAAGGGAAGGAAGCCCACCGGCACGCTGAATAACCCTCTCATTCTCGAAGACCTGACGCATTACCGGATCATCAGCTAGCGGCTGAATGGCTGCCGGAACAGCCCCGGTACTGAATGACGCCATTTCTTCTGGTTCAGGCTCGAGCAGAACGCGACCACGCATGAAGAGGTGCATCAGTTCCGTACCGGGACGGAACAGCACAATCCCCATACGATGGGCGATCTCGGGGGTAAGCAGAGCTCTCACGCGACCTGCCCCCTGGCAATGTGTTCTGCCCACAGTCCACCAATCCAGCGTACGCCTTTCGCCGTGAAACGTGCCTGGCTGAATGCATGATTTGAGGTTACGGATGTGCCGGTTTTCATTTCAAAACGGCCCGCATCAATATGCTGATGCCGTGGGGTCATCGTTCCGCCAAGGCGATACATGATGTCGTTCTCAAGGAGGAATAACCGCAGATCTGGCTCTTTGGCCTTAAGCAGTTTTGCCACCTGGCGGAATGACATTGACCCACTGGCTGTACAGTACCGATCAACAAACGCTACCTTCGGCGCAGCGGCAGCCAGTTCGTTAGTCAACTGTTGTTTTTGTTCTGCAAGGTCAGCTGCAAGACGTAGGGCTTCAGAGAATGATTGAGGAATCGTCTGCTGCTGTGCCTGCTCAAGCTCCTGCCAGCGATCAACCAGACGCGCGGTAAACTCCGGCGACAGCTGCGCGACAACGATATAACTGTCCCGCTTCCCTATCAGATAAACCGATACCGACTGATTGAGGTGATTTTTAACTTCCCCCATTGGGGGGAGTTCAATAACACCGCGCTCTGCCAGGCGTTCAATGGACCGTTTAACATGGTCATGTCGTGATTCCACCAGCTCAGCAATATCGCTGCTGGACATGGTTAATGCTGTTGTTGCTAATTGGCTCATACTTTTCTCCATATCAGGCGGCTGCACCCGCCGGTTCATATCTGCTGATCGTTATCTCTACCCGACCTTTCGGCACTACGGGTCCCCATTCCACCAGCATGCGCTTAATCTGGCTGTCGTCTTCCCAGACACCCGCATGCGTCAGCGCGTCAAACAGGGCTTTGTTGTAATTATCGATATCCCGGCGGCGCGCATCCGGCGGGTACAGAGTGATTTCAACCGCTGCCAGTTCAGTCGATGGCTTCGGGAGACGTCGTAATTGCTCAATGATCGCCACGCAGGCAGCGCTCTGGTATTTACGACCATCAGCGCTAATGAGGTGACGACCGGCCAGCGGCCCCTTATTAGGGGCGCGCCAGTAAGTGTTCACGCTCGGAGGAAAAGGCAGGATCAGTTTCACGCGGCCTCTCCCCGCATATTGCGAACAAGTTCAGAAGCGGCAGTAATGATTTCGCTGGTGGCCGTTCGTTCCAGCCAGAGTTGATTGATGTTGGCTTTCAGCTTGTTCTGCTGCGAAACAGGTAGAGCGTCAGCCCCTTCAATCTGGTTAAACACCAGTCCAACCTCAAGAGGCCAAACGCGCGATTCGTTTAACGCCTTGTCCTTTGATTCCTGCGTCTCACGGACATGGGCGCGGATCCCCCGAATATTTGACCATTTGGCTTTATCCAGGCTTTCCATGGTCGCGATGAATTCACTGTGGTTAATGCCGTATTCTTTCGCAGACTCAACGGCAACCGTGCGTAACCGCTCTGACATGTCTTGTTTCACGTCATCGCTATCAAAGGGCAATGTTTCCAGCCATGCATTAACACCCACCAGGATGCTCTCGCTGATCAGCTTTTTCGCTCTGTCGATCGTCAGCGGTGAAACATTGGTAAATTCAGGGTTTTCCAGAGAGTCGGCAGCCCAGGTATGACCAAACTTTGACTCGCTGAAGGTGTACTCGTCTTTCTCGCCGAACGCCGCGACAACACAGGCCCAAGCCTCTACACCGCTGGTTTCCAGAATGGCTTTTTGGGTTAATGGCAGTTCTGCCTCTGATTTCTTCGGCACTACCTCAGCGTCCAGCTCTGGCGCCGCATCAGTTTGCGTTCTTCCCACGGCAAATTGGGCCAGCGACATCGCAGCACGGCCTTTGGCCTCCAGGTCGGTGCGGTTGATGTAACTGAAACGCTCACCCCGCCATGTTTTGTCGAAGACCACGATAGCGCCAGCAAAAAATGCGCTGGTGGGCTGCTGCTTTTCGTCTTTCGGCACGAACCATGTAGGAAGATCGAAACCAATTCGGCCACGGATGAATGTGACGTGATCTGCCTCTTCCGGCCACCACGTTTCACTCGTCGCAGACTTAATGAGAAAAACGTACCGACCACCCTTTTCTCGCATGGCCATAGCGTGGTTAATGATGTGGGTCATTCCGGTAACGGCCTGCTTGTCGTGGTACTGAGAGCGGCTGTAAGGCGGGTTGCCAAACCCGGCACCACCGAGTTCTGCCAGCCGCTCTGACCAATCCTGCGTCAGGGCATTATCTTCAGCCGTGTACCATGCTGGGCTCTTCGCGTTGCTGTCGTCGGCAAAAAGGTCCAACACCAGAGGGCCGAACATCGCATTGATCCCCCAAAACAACAGATCCGGAGTGCGCCATTGATCACCGACCTCTTTCAACTCGTGTGCTGGTTTTGAACGGAGTTCAGCCAGTGCACGGCAGTATTTATTTTCCATCATCCTCTGAACCCCTCTGGAATCTTGCTATCAACCGGACCGAACTTCATCGGGTCATGTTTCTTTTCACCCCAGCTGTCACGCGGTGGCCGCCCCTTCTTGTCCCAGCGGATCCCGCTTTGCAGATAACCTTCAAATTTTTTCGGACCGAAGAGCGTTTCAGGACGCATGTACTGGTACTGCACGTCATTGCCGTTCCAGTGCTCATGCTTAAGGTCGATCACCAGCTGTAAGTCGCTAACGGTGTAACCTTCACGCAGACGAGCACGGATGTTTTCCAGAGAAGTTTTTGATTTTTGGTATCGTGAGCCACTAACCAGGTTCAGATGATTCAGAACTAGGATGGCGTTATCGGTGATCATCACTTCAGGGTCTGGTTGCGGCGCAACCGGACAAGAAGGTTTTTTAACTGATGGATCAGTAGTTGTATTTACTGACGGATCCCCCCCAGATTCTGACGGGTGAAAACCGCCTTTTTCATCGTTTTTTGATGCCTCAGATTTTGACGCGTCTGTTTTTGAGGCATCAGATTTTGATGCGTCAGAATCTGACAGGTGAGAAAAGGCAGCAGCCTGCAATTTCGCAACATTGAGCTGGTAAACGTTCGATGCATTTCGGTTGCCTTTACGGCGCTGCTGGCGGGTTAACCAACCATCTTTTTCCAGCTGAGATATGGCTGTACGAACCGTGCTCTCACCAGCACCAATCTGGCGCGCGATGGTAGCGATGGAAGGCCAGCTAACCCCTTCATCACTGCTGAAGTCTGCCAGACGCGCCATGATGGCAACGCTGGATAACTTCATGCCTGACGAAGCGCATGCATCCCATACGTAACCGGTTAATTTAGTGCTCATGGTCGTCCTTTAATTCTGTAAATTTACGCTGGAATTGTTCAAGAGGGCTGAAGCACTCATGATCGTACCCTTCGCGAAGGTATATAACGCGCTGTGTATCTGGCTCCCAGCGGACAACTCTGACGGGAACTCCGTAGTGATCTCTGAACCGCCGGTTAACTTCAGCCATTCCTCGCGCCCCTTCTCGTTCATCTGAACAAATGCTTCTACCATCAAGTCTGCTGGCTGGTAGTTGCCTCCATCAGCCGCGTTATTTATGATTTCCACATAGCCGAACTGGGCATCTTTACCCACCAGCGGCAAACATCTGAATTGCTTAGCTGGTCTGAATCGGTTTACACTGTTCATGCGTTAGTTTCTCCACTGATACGACACGCCAAGGCGCCCGGAGCTGCACACTCGCGGGCGTCACCTTTTCTGCCTGTTGAAACGAATACGTCAATCGCCTGATCTGAAACACCAACCCCATAAAGCGCCATAAATCCCAGGAACCCGTGAATCTGGTGGCGGAGCTTCTTACTGAATAATTCTGAAAGCGTTTTGCGCTCTGATGAATCAATTACCCCATCAGCCGCTGCTGCCATCTTGGCATTAGCCAGCTCACCAGATGCTGCTGCCGCTTTCATCTCAATGCTGTACAGCTCAACGTTATCCAGGCTCTCAGCAGTTGGAACATCCACCAGCCATTTCCCTTTTCGGTTCGCCTGGTACTCGGCCAAGTAACAAGAACCAGACAGGTCCTCCATCCGTTCCAGTTCTGCCAAGGTAAAGAACCGACTGCCACACTTCTGGTACAGGTGGTTGTGGAACTGGTCGATAGTCATCCCTAAATCGGAAGCCATACCTAAGCGACCATGCTTGTGTGCCTTACACATCAGGCGGATTGCTGTATTTATGCTGTCTACCATGTTGATTTCCCTCTGGTAGTTAATAATCAACTTAAAGTTGACTATTGTTGTTAGCGGAAGGTATGCCGTCATTTTTGTTCGGATAAATATCAGGTCGTAATTGATGGGGAGTTACTACCCATCCGCCCCATTGGCAGAGTTGAATAACTCTTTCAGAAGGTACTCGGTTCTTTGCAATCCAGTTCGCAACAGATTGAACTGATTGGAATTCAAACCGCCTTGATACCTCTGAAATCGACCCGATCGCCTTCACAGCTTTAGCTGTTACATTCTTGTGTTGAGATGACATGTGTTCTCCTATGACTAAGCCTGCATCAATACTACTTATAGTAGCAATTATTAGCAACTTAAAATAGAAATGACAACTATGCCTTGTGCGCTTAATCTTCTACTTATGGTGGAAAATGCTAAATACAAAGACTTTGCCGAAAGGCTAAACAGGTCTCTCCAAGAGCAATCTATTGGAGTTAAAGAATTGTCAGAGTTCAGTGGTGTCTCGTATGAGATGGCGCGGCGCTACACTCTTGGTACTGCAAAGCCGAGAGATGAGAAGATGATTCGAATTGCAGAAAGACTTGCCGTCTCACCGGCTTATCTTGATTATGGTGTGCCTGTTAATGGTGGCGACGCGCCAGCCAAAGGCACGGTCAGAATAGAGCAATTGGATGTTCATGCTTCAGCCGGTTCCGGATATATAAACCAACCATTCCCTACAATAGTGAGCTCAATAGAGATTCCAGAAGAGAGGATCTTCGAGTTGTTTGGTCGTAGAAGCCTTGATGGCATCGTCATGATAAATGTTGATGGCGATAGCATGATGCCTACGCTTTGCCCAAAGGACCTGCTTTTCATAGACAGCAAGGTTGAACAATTCAGCGGCGACGGCGTTTATGTGTTCAATTTTGAAGACAGTACGTTCGTTAAACGTTTGCAGAAGGTAAAAGGGCGCCGACTGGCAGTTCTTTCAGACAATGAACATTACCCGCCCTTCTTCATAGAGGAGCATGAAATGAATGAACTATACATATTCGGCAAGCTAATCAGATGCTTACCTCTAAAAATGATAGAGTTTGGCTAATAATTAATTCATCAAGAAACCGGCGAAAGCCGGTTTTTTTTACGTCTCCAATTCCTCACCTCATAACACTACACTACTAAAAATTTCATTTTCTACTTTTTGTTGTTGCAATTATCTACTTAAAGTAGCTATAGTCATTGCATCGAAAGCGAACAGGCAGGACGCCCACGAAGTAGCCGCCGGTGGCATATGAATAACCGGATGATTCGCTGACAGAAAACTTAGGTTGGGGGTAGAGGTTTACATGAATCATTTATTCACATGCTCATTTTGCGGAGCAACCGAACTGGGAGCGATAAAGATCGTCGCAAAAGGTGGTAAGGACGAACCTGCCATCTGTTCGGAATGCGTAGTCACATGTGTAGAAAAAATGATCCTGACTAAAAAATCAGAGGCTGAAAAACCAACCTCTGATAACGAAATAATATCAGTCGATAAAAAACTATTTAAAGAGCTTCTTCAGCTTGTCCTCAACCTTCCTGATTTCGGAAGTAAGCTGGCTGCTGTTGACATTGATAGTAGCTCCACATCGACAAGTGAAACTTTTGTTCGACTTGAGCCAAGCGATTTTCTTCTTCGTCTTAGTGCCGCACTTAGGGCATGCGGGTAACGTAATTTCCTGGTTATCAAAAGCGCCCATAAACATCCCTCTTGGTTGTGTGAGAACACCAAGATACCACCGCGCCTGATGTGGTTAAAAGCAGGCTAAAGCAATAACAAGTAACTCCCTGTTCTGGCGGCCCGGTGTTTTCCCGTGTATTTCCGGTAACCGCCAGCCTTTTTCAGGGCACAACAGAAAAGGGCATCACCGGGCGACGGGCTCATAACCCAATCCACCCGGGCAAAAAGAAAGCGGTCTCTCAAGCCGCCGACCAATGCAGGTGCCCTTCTCTGTTGTGTATGGAGAAAGTTCGGCGGTGGCAGCCGCCTTAACTTCGTGTATGGACTAAAACCTTGTGCAGAGGAAAGTTAAATGAAATTACCTAAGTTCCGTAACGCAATCGTGTACCGCGCCACACTACCTAGCATTGAAGCTATCGAGGGGCATCTGCTTGAACTCCCCTACTCCGAGATTGGTGAAACTGAGTTTTCACGCGCCTCTTTTGTGCCAAACCCGATCACTGGCGAATTGGTCACCCCAATATCAGGTGGGTATGCCATCGTGATCCGCCATGATCAGAAAATCATTCCCCAGCATGTTGTTTTGAAGGAAGCCGCAGCACGGATCCAAAGAATCGAAGATATGTCCGGGAGTAAAATCAAACGTATCGAACGATTAGCAATTATCGACAGCGTCCGCGTTGACCTGTGTAAACGGGCATTTGTTAAATCAACGCTGATCCTTGCGTTGTACAGCACCAACGAAAAGCTATTAGTGGTCAATACGACCAATAAAAATATTGCCGGTATGGCTGTGGCTATGCTGGTGAAAGTTGTCGGTTCCGTTAAAACAGAAACAATCAACATTAGCGATATTAAGAACGGTTTAACTACGCGGTTGAAAAACTATATCAATGGCGTGGCCAATGCTTTTGAAGGGTTTACCGTCGGCAATTATATCCAGCTGTCCCGCCTTGCCGATCAAAATGAAGTTATTCGCTACTCAGCTGAACACGACTCAATTCAAAGCGAGCTAGTTGATAGCCTTAATAGCGGCTTTACCGCTGATAAAATGGAGCTAGCAGGATGCGGTGTATCGTTCATCCTCACCGAAAATTTCCATTTTTCGCGCATCAATACCCAAGCCCAAACATTCAACGATGAAGATGATAAAGCATTTCAATGGCGCCATCAGGCCGGGACGGATCTACTCCAATTCAGCAAAGTAGTAAACCTGATGTGTGATCTTCTTTCGTACAAAGAAGAACAGCCACAAAAACCCGCAGCCTAATACCCCAGACCGTAATTAACCCATGTCATGGGTTGGGTTGCTGCACGCTAAATTTAGCAATTCATTAATTTAATAGCGCGGTGCAGCGCGCCAATATGGAGAAAACCATGAGCTACATTCAGACATTATCCGGCAAACATTTTAATTACCTCGATATCCAACAGGACGATATCGTGATCGAGGATATTGCTACCGCGTTGTCTCATATCTGCCGTTTTGCAGGGCATCTTCCTGAGTTTTATAGCGTCGGCCAGCATAGCGTTTTAACCAGCCACCTCGTTCCGCAGGAGTTTGCATTAGAAGCACTGCTTCATGATGCTGCTGAAGCCTACCTGCAGGACATCCCATCCCCGCTTAAGCACCTGCTTCCGGATTACCAGGTGATCGAAGCTCGCGTGGATGCAGCCATTCGGCAGAAGTTCGGCCTACCGACGGAACAACACCCAACTGTGAAATATGCCGATCTGGTGATGCTCGCCAGCGAACGCCGCGATTTTGAGGTTGACGAAGGTTCCGTGTGGCCATGCCTCGAGGGAGTTGTCCCAACGGATTTATTCATTATCAATCCAGTTCGTCCTGGCCAGTCATACGGCATGTTCATCAATCGCTTTAACGAATTGATGGAGCAGCGCCAATGCGCCGCATGAAGGTAAAAGAACTCGTAGCGGAGGCGTTTGCCTCCGTTGCTGAATTGCCACCAAAGCATGCACCGCTTATGCGCGAAGTCGCCACCAGACTAGAAGCTACGTTCGCAGCATTAAAAGAGTCTCTGGTGCAACTGGAACAGGAACGTAAAGGTAAAACGCCATGACCGTATTTGAATATCTCCAGGCTCATCCAAATACCACCAGCGGTGAAATCGCCAAAGGCATGAACAAAACGACGCCAGCGGTCGCCGGAGCATTATCGCAACTCTATGGCACAGGCCGGATCGTGAAGTCTGGTGTTCGCAAGGGCATTCCAACATACCGTGTTAACGATATGCCGTTTGGGTGCAGTAACAGCCTAACCATGATGTTTAACCAGCTATTGAATAGCGCCAGACAGGGAGCAGCCCAATGAAAGCACTCAACAAACAGGCGTTGCGTGAAGCGGCCAATGCCGCAAACATAGCTTCATGGGGTAAATGGGAGTCGTATAAGCCACACAAAGGCGCGAGAGGATATGAAGTAAAAGTTGGTGCAAAGGCGGTAGCTCAACACTGCCTTAAAGTTGATTCGGAATTCATCGCCGCCGCCAACCCGCCCACCGTACTGGCGCTGCTGGATGAGCTGGAAGCCGCAGAGAAGCGCAATGCTGAATTACAGAGAGAGAATGCATATATCTGCAACCGACACAAAGAACTGGACCTGTTAATCGGGAAGAACATTCTGGTCATGCAAGCTGCGATTATCGAATGGCAGGCAACTGGTGACGCTAAGAACGGGCTGTCATGGATTTATAACACGCTGTTTGGGCCTGGTGAATTGCCTGACGAATCTGAGAAAGATGCTCAGGCCTACTTTGACCGCAAATATGCACCGATTGACGAAGAGCTTATGGCGCTTCACAAGTGGTTTTGGGAACAAAGTGAAGCCGAACGTGCCGCCGCTGGCATTGGCGTGAAGGGGGAGTGAGATGAAAAAATACCTCAGTAATTTAGCGAGCATGTTGCAGGGTATTGCAGGTGTAATTTCAGACGGCGAACGAGTGCAAACTGAGTGTCCTCCGCATTTAAAATCTGCGCTACTTGAGGCGTCTCATGCGCTGGATGGTCAATCAGTCAGGGTTAATTACCCACCAAATGGGAAACCGGAAATCGTAAATGCTCGCGGCAAGCATCGGCAGTTAACTTTCCGGGAACGGATTGCTATTCGCCTTCTCGGCGGCAGAACGGAGATTAGGCCATGACAACTAACCACCCGGCGCACGGTCCTGTATCAATAGATCGCCTGCACCAGATACGCGAAATACTCAGCAACGCAGCAGCGCAAAGTGACGGCGGTAATCTCGGCTACGCAATGGCTGATGCTGTCAAGGTGATTGATGAAGTCCTGAATGCTGAGCCTGTGCTTTATGCCGCTGAGGAAACTCTGGCTTATGCAAAGATGGGTGATCTTCACCTTAAGTGCCTGTCTCAGCCAATGGGAGATGCGGTAATTCCGCTCTACACTGCCACGCCAGCGCAGGTAGTGCCGGAGAATTGCGTAACAGCAGAACACCGTCGCGTTATTGAAATGCTGCTCAATGTTTGCTGGGCCGCATTCGAACTCGCAGATGATAGCTGTCAGCAAGATGTTGATGGCGAAGAGTGCCACGTTGTTCCAGACGACGCATTTCAGAAGCTAAGTGATGCGCTGGACGAAATAGAAAACACTCTCCCGACAGAAGATGTCGACAGGCCAGACGTATTCCTTGCCTGGTCGGCAATGCCAAGGGCAGCGCTGAAATCTATTCTCCAGGCTGGCAACTCTCCGGTAACTCCGGATGACGTACTCCGCATGGACTGGCTGGTATCTAAAACCGTTGATGTTCGTGAGCCTATGGTTTACGGAAGCCATAGCATTTTCTGGTCGCAGACCATCACGGATGAAGATGACGATTATCACGCGACCAAATTACGTGAGCAAATCGATGCAGCTATGGCAGCTGAGCAGGCAGCAGCACCGCAGCAGGAGAATGTATAACGTGAACAATTTAATGATCGACCTCGAATCCATGGGCAAAAAACCAAATGCCCCTATCGTCTCCATAGGTGCCGTGTTCTTCGATCCGCAAAGCGGTGAACTGGGTCAGGAGTTTTACAGCGCCGTTAACCTTGAAAGCGCTATGGAGCAGGGAGCGGTGCCGGACGGTGACACTATTCTGTGGTGGTTAAGACAAAGCTCAGAAGCACGATCAGCAATCTGTGTTGATGATGCGATGCCGATATCATCTGCCCTATCTGAACTGAGCCATTTCATTAATCGGCATTCTGATAACCCTAAATATTTAAAAGTTTGGGGCAATGGAGCTACTTTCGACAACGTTATATTGCGCGGCGCATATGAGCGTGCCGGCCAGGTTTGCCCGTGGCAATTTTGGAATGATCACGACGTCAGAACCATCGTCACATTAGGCAGAGTTGTAGGTTTCGATCCTAAGCGTGATATGCCATTTGATGGGGTTGCACATAACGCACTGGCTGATGCCCGCCACCAGGCGAAATATGTTTCAGCGATTTGGCAGAAACTAATCCCAACCACCAGCAACAACTAAAATTTTCCCCGGGTGCAGCCGGGATAATGGAGAAATAACTATGAGCAATATTTTCCAGTTAGCTCCCAACGATTGGGTTTGTGAAAGCGTTCTGATCGCGGTTACCGGGCTCAAACCCGGAACCATCACCCGTGCCAGAAAAGAATGCTGGATGATTGGGAGGGAGTATATCCACGTATCGCCTGACGGAAATCCCAAACCTTCCAGTGAGTGCATGTATAACAGAAAGGCTGTAGATGCCTGGGTCGCTTCAATGAAAAGAAAGCAGCCAGGGTGATTTGATGCCATGAAAAAGGTAAGCTCGTATCGCTCTTGGGCGTCTGGAGGTAACACCAATGGATAAAGTCACATATCCAACAGGCGTCGAAAACCACGGTGGCACATTACGCATCTGGTTTAATTTTAAAGGTAAGCGTGTCAGGGAAAGTCTCGGTGTCCCTGACACCGCTAAGAACAGAAAGGTAGCCGGGGAACTGCGGACATCAGTATGTTTTGCCATCCGCACAGGAACCTTTGATTATGCAACCCAGTTTCCTGACTCCCCTAACCTCAAGGCTTTTGGTGTAAGTAAAAAAGACATTACAGTGAAAGAACTTGAAGAAAAATGGCTGGATCTGAAACGGATGGAAATCTGCGCGAACGCATTCAATCGCTATGAATCTGTCGCAAGGAATATGGTGCCGAGGATCGGAGGTAATCGCCTGGTGTCAGCAGTAACCAAAGAGGAATTGCTGTATCTTAGGAAAGATTTGCTAACTGGTTATCAGAGTCCGACGAAAAATAAAGCCCCGGCAAAAGGGCGAAGCGTTGTTACTGTGAACTATTACATGACGACAATGGCCGGAATGTTTCAGTTTGCTGCGGATCACGGTTACTTAGAGGTGAACCCATTCGAGGGAATTAAACCTCTGAAAAAAGCCAGGGCAGAACCAGATCCTCTGTCTCGTGATGAATTTATTCGCCTGATAGATGCATGCCGGCATCAGCAGACGAAAAACCTGTGGTCATTAGCAGTGTACACAGGAATGCGTCACGGGGAACTGGTCTCCCTGGCCTGGGAAGATATCGACCTGAAGGCGGGAACAATTACCGTCAGGCGTAATTATACGAAACTTGGTGAGTTCACTCTACCGAAAACCGAGGCAAGTACAGATCGAGTGGTGCATCTTATCCAGCCCGCAATCAGTATCCTGAAAAATCAGGCTGAAATGACAAGGCTGGGCAGGCAATATCACATTGAAGTGCAGTTACGTGAGTACGGTCGTTCGGTGAACCATGAGTGTACATTCGTCTTTAACCCGCATGTGGTCAGACGCAGTAAGCAGGTCGGATTTATCTACCGGGTCGATTCAGTAGGCGACTCATGGGAAGCTGCACTAAAGCGCGCGGGGATCAGACACAGAAAGGCGTACCAGTCACGACATACCTATGCGTGCTGGTCATTATCTGCTGGTGCAAACCCGAGTTTTATTGCCAGTCAGATGGGGCATGCGAGCGCGCAGATGGTGTTCAATGTTTACGGTGCATGGATGGCTGACAGCAGCGCAGAGCAGATCGCAATGCTGAATCAGAAGCTGGCAGATTTTGCCCCATTGATGCCCCATAGCCACGAGAGCAGTACGGGAGGATTATTAAAATCAGTAAGTTAA